CGTTCCGCTCGGTCAAAGACACGAGCATCGAAGAGATCGATGCCGCGTTGAAGAAGGCCAGCACCACCTATCTCAAGAACATCCTCGGCGTGACCGATGAAGAACTGGTCTCCAGCGACTTCATCCATGACAACCGCAGCTCCATCTACGACAGCCTGGCCACGTTGCAGAACAACCTGAAGGGCGAGAAACGCTTCTTCAAGGTCGTCAGCTGGTATGACAACGAATGGGGTTACAGCAACCGCGTGGTTGACCTCGTGAAATATATCACGGCCAAGGGCATCTGATACGCCCGCAATAATTCAAAACGGCGATCCGCAAGGGTCGCCGTTTTTGTTTGGGAGAATTGGTTTAACCTTTGCAGCCTATCTTCTTATTAGGCCACGGTTTTGTCATCGCTCAAATCGCGGCAAGTCTTATCTGTGGCTGCCGCAACATCTGACCAAGCTGACGACGACTCAACCATCCGCTTGGCTTCTGCAATATCACACCGCTGAAACGAACGAACCGAAACAATGCAATCAATAATCGAAGCTCCTGCGGCTCGCAACTCGCCGAGAGCAACATCGAAACTCTTACCGTCGGCAAGCTTCCGACGCAAGTCTTTCGAGGTAAGCCGGTCTAACAGATGAAAAGGGTGGAGAATAACCATGAAATGGGTATCTAGGTATCGCCGCGCCGGCCGGCAAAAAGGGTTAAGCATCCTCACTGCATTGGCGACGCAGCCGGACTGCAAAAGGGTTGCAGACGGTCAAAACGGACTGAAGACGTTCGTTGAATGGGCGTTGGTACCGGAATCGTAGTAGGTAAGCCAGCCGGCGGTGTCATTGCTAAACCAAAGCTTCACGATATTAACACCGCCGATTTGATCCACGGTCGGTGCATTGGTCAAGAATACCAACGATAAAATAGGCGGTGCTGGCACGAAATGGGGAGCCACACCAACAATAGTGTTCGTCGGTTGATTGGAGAGCACCGCTGAAAACCCAGTCACGGCGAAAAGATTTGTATTAAGCACGTGGATCGTGAAAAGGTTTGTTCCAACCACAAAGTTTGTGAGCGTGAATGACTGGTAGTCACTAGGGGTATTCGTGTCGGCCGTGGTGTATTGGAGGGAGCCAAAAACATTCGTGCCATCCCATACCAGCGAGCCTACAAACTGCCAGGCATTGCTGTTACCAGTCGTAGCAGGGGCATAGTAAAAATAATTCGCGTCTAAATTGAGGGTGAAATATCCAGTGTTTGTGCCGGTGTAGTTGTCTGCGCCGTTGCCATAAAAGGTCACTGAATCACCCGGCGTCAAAAAGGCGTCAGTCAATGTAAATGACCCAGCCGGCGGCATGTAAGCCAAGGCAATTGAAGCCAAAGCCAATGAGGCGATGATGAGTTTTATTTTCATATCAGGCTTGTGGGGGTGCGTAGTTGACGAAGATCTTCACAGAAGTTCCAAATCCGGGGGCCGTTGCCCAAAACGTCGCGCCAAAACTTTGCACCAAATAAGTCGACCCCGCAGCGCGAAACGGCGCATTCAATGGCTCAACAGAACCCTGTAAATATGTGTAGGTTCCAGAGCTGCCAACGCCCATTTGAATCGCACCGTTGTTGTTTACCATTCCATTCGTCTGGAAATAAATCACCGCGCCAGGCGTGCTGCATTTTGCAATCAAAGCTCCGTTGGGAAGATTATTGATAGCAATTGACCAGGACGTGCCGTTAAAAGTCGCCGCACTGGAAATATCAATACCGTTGGGGTCATAAATAATGGGCACGCTGCACGCGGTTCCTGAACCGGTGCAGAGGATGGAAATATCCCGTTCCGTGACAAGATTGGTGGCGTCACGGGCAATCAGTTTGATGGTGTAACTGCCAGCGGCCTCGATGGGAACACTGTAGTTCAACGCAAAGCTGTTAGTCGGAGCAAAGGTCTTGTCATAAATTGCCCGGTCGGATGTTTCCGTTGATTTGCGAAGCAGCACTTTTACCTCAACCAGATTACCATCAGGATCACTCCACGTTCCCGTCAATTTAATCTTGAGCGGCCAAATCGTGTTGTTGGCAAATGTTAAATTATACGTCGCCGGCGCCGTGAGGGTCAGGGATGGAGCGGAAATGGATTTGAGCGGGAAACGAAACTGTTTGCTGGTGGCGGCCGACAGCTGCGTTTGGGCGACGAAGGTGAATGGGCAGAACCGGAATTGCGCATAGGCCGGCGTCGCTCCCACCAGCCGGTTGGCGCGAATCTGATCAAACTGCGCGTGCCAGAATGAACTCACCAAAGCGCGGGGAATAAGCCACACCTCAGAGTTGGCGGTGGCAAACGCCGATGGGAGCGTGTTTTGCCGGCCGCGCAAAACAGTTAGATGATAGCGGCCGGCGCTTACGAGCGTTTGCGTGCTAACACTGCAAATCTCCATAACCTGGTAACCGCCGTTCTCCGCAACCTGGCCGGCATCAGCCGACCCCACCGGAACAGCCGAAACTACAAATGCCAGCATGACATCATTGGCCGCGTCGTTGGCGGAATATTCCTGCGTGAAATAATCAGCGTCGGCCTGCGTGATGTCCACGTCCACGTCAAGCGTTCCATCCGTGACCGCCACGGCCGTATGCAAGGTCGCTTTGGCCGCGAAAGACGGAAACAGACCAAGGCTCGAAAAGGTTCCGGTGGGACTGGTGTCGAAATAGAACTGGCAGCCACTGATGATATTGTTCGGGCGTTGACAGAGCGGCACCACGGTTCCGCGCTGGCCACCCAGCACAGTGGGCACTTCCAGAATGCGGAAGTTTACAATCGGCGGCACAACTTGGTTGTTCGCATACACCGGCGCACCAAGGGCACTGGCGGGAATCATGGCCAAGGCATTATCCGCCAACACGCTCAACTTGACCGGCCCGGTCATGGGAATGGTGTGTTTCGTGACGCGGAAAAATTGGTAGATCGTCTGGGTGTTCGGTTCGATATCCACGTCGAGCAGGACGTAATCCCCGGCGCGGATATTGCGGCCGATCTCCCGCCGCACCGTCAAGGTGCCCGTGCATTGGGCATGACCAATCACCCGTAATGTTTCCAAGCCGTGCAGCACCGCCTGCGAGGCGCGGGTGATCCACGGACGGTCCAGCGAAAGATCACGGTTGGATTTCAACACCGCCCAGGCACGCGGATCGGGAGCCCTGACAGAATTGTTTTCAAAATTCAATTGCCGGTCACAAAAACGAACGACGGCAGCGGTGTAAGTTTTCTGCCAGCTTGCTGATTTTAATTGCGGCCGTTCCGTCAGGGAATCTTCCGTCAGCGTCACATACGTGCCATCGGCCGGCGTCACCCCGTGCTGGTAAATCCCCATCTCAATCAGCCTGGTCGCGGGATTGAACCGGACATAACCATCAATCATCTGCGCAATCTCATCGATGACGTTTTCCAGCGGATCAGCGGTATCAATCAGCGGCGAAGCGCCATAAAGAAGCTGGTTGTTTTGGAGAATGGTGGCCACGTTATTGAACGAGACGGCGTCAAGCTGCGCTGGATCAAGGCCGATGCTGTTGGAGTGGGTCAACACCATTGCGCACCACGCCGCGAGGTTCAATTGACCGTCGGTGATGCCGGCGGCCGCACCCACCACCACCGTTTGCACCGGCTTCATGCGCAGAATTGCCTTCAGGTTCGGCGCGGCCTGCACCTCCTGGCCCAGAAGAAAATCTATGGGAATTCCCAGCGCGACCCCGGCATAGCTTGGATGCGTTTCCCCCGCGTCATTGTTCGCCGCCTGCAAAAAGAAGTCCGTGGTTTGCGTGAGCAAGCCCCAATACCAGCGCAACACACCGTAGTAGGTACCATCACTGGTCGTGATGGTGAAATCGTCGTTCATTTCCGAACCACGGACAAAAGTATATTCCACCCAGTAAGCAGTGTTGTTTCCCGGAATGGTATTGTCGGTCGCCGCCGGATTGGCCGGCACCGTCATGTTTTGTTGCGCCACCCAGGTTTGGGCGTCGAAGACATACATGTCGCCGGAGCTGACATTGAAGCTCACACCATTGGAAGGCCACGCCTTGCCCTGCGGCCATACCGCATTGTCGGCGAGCGAGAAACCAACCACCTCGCCCACCGGACCAACACAGGCACCACAGGCAATGGTGCCATAATAGTTATACGTGGTGCCGGCGCTGCCGGATTTGCCGCTGCCCATATTATTCGGGCCTCCCAGTTGAAAGGTGATTTTTCATTTTTTGCCGGGCCGCGAATTAGGAGCGGGGGCCGAGCGCAGGTTGTAAACCTTGCTGATGGCCGTGAAGGCAATCTTGCGCGTGCCGCCAAACATGATGACGGGCACCGTTTTTTGCGCCGAGTTGGTCATCTGATCCTGGAGGCCAAACGGCTGGGGTTGGGGTGAATTATGGTTGCCGTACATAAGTCAATTCACATCGAGCGGCCGCCAGATTTTTTTTATCATCCGCCGGTAAACCGGCTCCAGCAGGTTGCTGATGATGACGCCGTGAGTCTGGCCGGCACCCCGGCCCGGATTGCCAGACGGCCGGTAACAATGGGTAAATTTCGTTTCCTTGAAAACCACGCCGCAATGATGGACGCAACCACCATAAAGAATCCCCACCATGTCACCCGGCAGCGCATTGCCCACCGGCAGTGGGATTTCCGCGAAGCGGCCGGCCGCCACCTGCTCGGCCATGAATTTTTCAATCAAGGAGTCGGTGTGCGCGTGACTCCAATTCATCGGCTCATCGGGTATTTTAAAGCTGGCGGAAATCAGGCCGCATTCCATGTAAAAACAACCGGCATATTTTTGGCAGCTCACTCCCACGCCTTTGATGGCCGCATTAGGCATGAAGGGTGTGCCATGCCAGCTTGCCTCCACGCTGACCAACAAGGCCAGCCGTTCCGGGGTTGAAAAAAAAGGTTTCATTTCTTGCCTGCTCCATTCGGGTTCTGGGTGATCTTCATCACAAACGGATTGCCGATCGGCATGAAGGGAAAACCGCCAAACTTGCCGTTGCCGGCGGCGAACTTCGTGATGAAGGTTTCGTATTGTCCGTCATACCCGGCGAAGATGGCCACCACGTCTCCCACGGCTGGCGCATTCACCAGCGGCGTGGAAAGGTGCACCATGATTTGTCCGCCGGCCAAGGCCGTGCTGGCGGCGACCATGCGATATTGGGTGCCACCGGCGCTGACGACCGACACATAGCCGGCGGCAAAATAATTTGCCACCAGCACCGCCGCGCCATTCATTCCGACGTTGTTGGCGGCGATGGTGCCGATGACCAGCGTGGCGCTGGCGGCGTTGTAACTCACCACCAGGGCATTCCATTGCCAGTCGCTGGCGGTCAGTCCGTTGGACGGCTCAAAAAGATTCCAGTTGTCGTCCGGCTGGTAAATGCGCCGGGCGGTGGCGCGTTCAAAAATCCACGAGAGCGTGCTGCAGCTTGCCCGCATGATCGGTCCATCCAAATCAACATCACCGACTTCGCCGGAAAAATAACAGCGGAGATTGCTGGCGGCATTGCCGGCCACATCCGCTTCGTAAATATCCAGCGTCATTGGAAACTCCAACTGAAATGGGAAAAACAACGCCAGCGGGTTGCCGGGAAAATTCCGCATCTTCAGCTCCGTATTTTGCCGCTTTAGGTTTGGCTCGGAGGTGATGTCATTATGTTCAATCGGTGCGCTGGTGTAGGTATTACCACCATTCGTGAGATTGCGCTCAAAATTGGTAAATCGCCAGACCGTGGCTGCGCCGGGCGTCGTGAGCGTCAACACATACAGCTGCGCGGTGGATGGCAGCGTGCCCATCGTCGTTCCAATCGTCTCACCCGCGACCGCCGCCGTTTCCCATGGCAATTCCTTGAAGTGCAGCGACGCCTTCACCACCGTGGCCGTCAGAAAATTCAAGGTGAGCTTTATTTCATCGAACCGCGCCAGCATGAGCGACTCGACATTGGTGTTGGCACTCGCGAAGGCTGTGCCGACCGCGCCGGATAAATTCCACTGGTTGCCCACCACGGAAGAAACCACCAACGGCACACGGTTGTGGCCGTCGTTCAAACAAACAAAAGAATTGGTGCCGAGCGCCGCGCCGTTATCCACATGCAAGGCCGTGTCGGTCGCGAGCACTGCGGCCGTGAGCCACGATTCCTTCAAGTTGGCCGGCAGCCAGAAACCTTGCGCCTCACCGCCCATCTGCGTGAAGAAGGAAAGCAGGTTCAGGGCGTCGCCATTCCGCAGCAGCAAATCCTGTTGCACGCGACGGCGGTTGCGCTGGTTGTAATAGACCTGGCTCAAACCACGGCCGGAACCGATCTGCACCCGGTCAATGTCAAATTCCGCCATGCCACTTTTGGGAGAAGTCACCCAGTTGGCCACGAACGGAAACAGCGGCCGCACCCCGGCTGCAGCCGCAATGCCGGCCGGCGGCACAAATGCCGGCGGCGTGAGATAGGAGCTGTCATTTTCTGCGAAAAGAAAATCCACCGGCGTGATGGTGGAGGTCAGCAATGACGGATCAGGCAATGTGGTTAAAATTCCAACCAGCACCGGAAATGCGATGAGCGCCGCCGATTGCGCGGCGATGGCGGCGGCGGCCACGATGGAATTGAAGGTGTAATCCGCATTAAATAAAACGTAATACGCCGTCGTGGCCGGCGGCGTTTGACCGGGCGCAAAGCGCGCCGGCCAGAACGGACAGAGCACCGGTTGCTGGGCGATCGCTTGCAGGGAATTCCGCAGGCTGGTGATCTGCACCGGTGTTTTCAACAATGATGTCCATGACAATGCCAGGCGTAACGTGTCTCCGGTATTGCGCCGTGTCTCCTTGCCAGTGAGGCCGCGTTCATAAGCCACCGGGATGGTGGCATCGACCGCCACATTGCCGCGTCCCCACTCCGGCCAGTCGTCGAGCAGGAACACATTGTTGCCGTTGAATACAAGCGGGATCATCCTCGTAATTTGCTGACCGTCCTGGCGGCGACGCTGGCGACGTAAATCTCATGCGCCGGATCGCGTTCGATGTCGCGAAGCATTTGACTTTTGTCGTAATGAATATAGTGGGAGACGATGCGGTTGCTGTCCGGGGAATCGCCGCCGCCACCAACCCGCTTCGCGCCACCACCCTGCAGCAGGGCCGCCGTCGCGCCGGCAGGAATAATGGTGCCGGCGGAATCCGGCACCCAAAGCTCCGGACCACCTTCGCCAACCAGCGCAAGTTCACCGACCGGGGGACGTCCACCTTTTTCAAATGCGCCGCACGCAGCCATCACGGCGGCCACAATCGCCGCCATCGCCACCACCGCCAGAATGGGCCCAATGTAGGGAATAGACGCCTGGGAGCTGGCAGCCCCGGAACCAGCCACCGCCGCGTTGGCGGCCACTCGGGTCGTGGCACCAGCAACCGTCGCGGTCGTGGCCGTGGACTCGCCGCTGATATGAAACAAGGTGCGTAACGCAACGCCGATATTATGCGCGATGGTCACCAGATTGTGCCACATCATGCGTAACAAGGATTGCTCACCAGTGCTTGCGGTTTTGGCGGTTTCCCCGGCGACATGCCTTGCCAGCGATGTGTTGACGAAGATGGCGTCCCACACGGCCATAACCGTGTGTTGCATGATCCAGTCGGTCACCATCTTGCTCAACGAGCTGGCAAATGATTCCGCCAGGCTTTTATAGATGCTGCCCATGAACTGTTTCACCGTGCCGCCATAGAGGATGAAATGGGTGAGCGACTGGTTGAGTCCCTGATCAATGCCTTCAAACACCGAGCTGAACACGCCGGCCAGATTCTGCGCCATCGAGCCCATGCTGTTTTGCATCTGCGTCATTTTGGCGATGAAGTTGTCGCTAAAACTGTTGACATCCGGGCCGTCGTTTTTTTTGGCGAGCTGGCTACCGAGCCCCCGGCTCTCGTTGCTCAAGGAGACAATCGGCCCTTCCAGCGGTGCGGCGTTGGCGGGATCGAGCTTCTGTTTTTCCCGGAGGCTGGCGATCAAATCATCCACGGCCTTTTTCTCGGCGATGAGCAGATTGATTTCCTTCTGGCGCTTCTCCTCGTTAGTGAGCCGGAAATCATTCTGGACCGCATCGCGCTCGACGGCGAACTGGTCGCGCATGAGCTGGAGCGATTCTTTTTGCGCCTCCACCAGTTTTAAATTGGCTTCCCTTAATCCGGCAATCTGTTCCTTCCGCGCGTCCGCCACTTTTTTCTCAAACTCGGTTTCGGAGATCAACTCATTGTCCAGCTCGTGTTTGGCCTGGTCATACTTGGCTTGATAGACATTGTTCCAATACGCTTTTGTCTTGTTGGTGGTCTGGTTGGCGTAAGCCTCCAGTGCAGTGGCCAGCGCCTGCTCCTCCGCTGTGACAATTTTCTTTTTCTCCTCCTCCGCCTGCTTCACCGCTTCGGTTTGCTTGCGCGCCTGCTCCTCGTAAAATTTCCGGCTGGCCTCCAGATTATCATTGGCTTCGGCTTGGTTGAATTTATTCAACGCCGTGGATAAATTCGCCCTATTACCATTGGTGTCCAATCCGACACCGCCTTCCCTGGCACTTACCAAATCATACGCGGCTTGCGCCTCATCGCGGAGCTTCTGGTATTTTTCATGGTTGGCCGCCTTGATTTTTTCAATGCCCGTCAGTTCATCCCTGGTGGCCTGCTCCGCAAGTTCATGAAGGTGCAACTGGGCGGCAATCTGCTCGGCGGTTAATCCCTTCCTGTCTTGCGCCACCTTCTGCTGTTCATCTGGAGTCAACGGGGTGTTGTTTTTAACTTCATCCGGCGCAAGGTAGCTCTGGCCGCCTTCATCCATTGGCATCACTGTCTGGCCGCCTTTGATGGTTTCGGTTGCGTTCAGCGTGATGTTTCCGGCGGAATCGCGGTAGAGTTTTGTTTTACCCGTGGCGATATCGGTCAGATTTTTCGCCGCAGTTGGCGATAATAGTCCCGCTTTTTGCGCGTCGTTAATTTCTTTAAGCAGCCCTGGCAGCGCCTTCCACGCCTCGCCCAAATCCTTGGCGGCTTTTTCCGCCTCCCGTTGACCGGCGTTCCATTCATGCCAGACATACGCGCCGGCCGCGACGCCGGCGACGATCAGTCCCAACGGCAAAATCACTTCCGAAAGCGTCACGCCTAAAAGCATCGCTGCTGTGCGCGTGCCATTCATCGTCAGCCGCGCGCCCATGAAGGCCTCACCCAACATCGGCAGTTTGCCCGCGCCCAGGGAAAGCGCCCCCAGTTCCAGCGCGTGAAAACTTTCCCGCGCGAGCATGGACGTCTCGCGCAGTTTGGTGAGCTCGACATGGGCGCTGGCTGCACCAGGCGCGAGGGATTTCAATCCGCTGCCAGCGCTGTCCACGAACATCCGCAAGGCGGCGGCCGCCTGCGCGGTCTCCGCTGTCACCACAATTTTTATCGGCGTGGTCGTGTTCATTTGTTTTTCAACGTTGCTTCCAGACGGCGTACGATATCCTTAAACCCGTCAGCCGTGACCTGGCCTCCACGGGCGGCGAGGGTGTTTTCCAGGAGCGTCTGCGTGCGCTGCCGGTTCGCCGCCTCGCCGACGAGCTGCAACCATTCCAACGTCTGCGACGTGACCAGTTTCTGGTCTATCTGGCCAGTGGCGGCACAGATCCGGGCGATAAAGTCGGCAAGGGTGATGGGGCTGACATCATCTCCTGCCCCTTCGCCATCACCAGCTTCAGTGTCTCCGGCGGCAGGCTGGCCATAACGCCATACATAGCGGCCTGCTCTTTTTGGATTCGTTCCATACGGCGCTGGCAGGAGGAAAAAAAACCTTTCTCGTTCACCTCCCGCCCGGTCTCGAGGATTTCTTCGAAGGCTGCCGGCGTGAGCGTTAGCGCCCAGGCTTTGTCCCGGCCGCACAGCAGACCAACCAGCGCCGCCTCGTCACTCACGAAGGAGAACCCGTTTTCGTATTCGCGCACGGGGATCTGGCGTATCTTGATTTCGGCCGGCGGCGGAACAGTGGCGTCCAGCAGTGGTTCAAAGGTTACGGTCAGCATGACCCCGCCGTTTAAAGTGACCGTTTTGGCGTCGAGTTTTTTCATGGCGTTATTTCAGTTGAATGCGGACCGAGAAACTGTTCTCGGTGCGGTTGGTGTTGAATCCGAAACAGCCGTTGAAGTTGTTCGTGCCGATGACGATGGGCGACACAATAGCATTCGTGCCGGTGCCCAACTGGCTGCAAAAACTTTGCAGGGTCGCCGGCGTCATGCAGAACTGCTGCTCGGTTGGCACAAACGTCGTGCCAGGACTCACCGGCGCGATGGCGCGGACAGCGATATGATAGACCTGGTTCACGGAATCATAAGGACTGACGCTGAACGAAGCCGTGTTGGTCGAACGGATGGGCGCGGCCGCGCCAATGCCGGACGCTTGAGCGAGCGCAACAATACCGTCGAACTGCGCCGCGCTGACGGCGGCCGTCACCGCGTTGGTGACAGTGATATTAATCTGCCGCTGGGTGAAAACAGGTTGCAATATCTGGGCCGAGGTGATCCCCGCGACAAGCGCGAGGCCGATGAAGAGAAGTGGTTTTTTCATAATTTGTATTTACGGGGTTGTTGTTTGGGTGTGGTTTTAAAGGACAAAGGAGTAGAATTGATTGCTAAATGGCTGGATTGGATTACTGGAGCCGTCAATCGGTGTCAGGATATACCAGCGGCCATTTGTTTGAAGTCCACCATATGAACCATCGGAAAAGTTACCGGTTCCAACCAGCGACCAAGAACCCATGTTGTTTACATCCTGATCGTAGGTTTCATACACGTTGAATTGAGTTGCAGTAACACCAGAGGCAACCCACGTCATAGTTCCACTACTATCAATGGATATGACAACTGATGGCGGCTGTGTGATTGCCACCCACATAGCATTCGAGCGCGCATAAATTAAACCATCACTCGGCGCGTCCACATAGTTGGTTACCACGTTCCATGCTCCATTCTGGCGGGCGTATTGATTGCCGTCGCCGGGCGCATCCGCGAGAAAGTTTGTATTGAGGATGAGCGTCGAGCCGCTGACTCCGTTAGTGATATCACCAACAACCGACGTGATGCCACCCCCGCCGGCAATAACCACCCAACCAGAACTCGAGCTGCGCGTGCGCTTCACCCATTGCTGGACATAGTTGGTGCCAGTCGCGGCGTCGAACTGGTTGTAAAGCGAACCAAATCCGGAGATCAGCAATCCATTCGGGTTGGCGTTGGTCCCGGCAAAAATCGAAACCGGCAACGGAATAAACACCGGAGCTGAATTTGTGCCGCCGTGATAAGTATTGGTGCCGATGACCGGTGCGTTTGTGTTGCCGTTGTAAGCATTGGTGTTGATGACCGGCGAATTAGTGCTGCCGCCGGGAGCATTTGTGCTGATGACCGGGACATTCGTATTGCCGCCGGAAGAATTGGAACTTAACACCAGGCTGTTGGCGCTGCTGATCGGCCAAGTTGCCCAGGCGGAGTAATTCGAGAGCACAACCGACAGCTTTGCGCCCGTCGCCGGCAAGGCCGTCAACAGCGTGAGCCGCGCCAGCGTGTTGCCGGCATTGGTGCCGACCACGGCCACACCGACCGGCGCGGAATTGGTCAGCACGGAAACGGAATTGGTGCCCACCAGGTTGCGGGGAGAAAACACCGCCTGGCCGGCGCTGTTGGTGGCATACAGCGCGGCATACACGGGATAAACCGTGTTGTTGGTCAGGCTGAAATTGGCCGCGAACGCCGTGAGCGAACACAGCGATAAAATCAAACCAAGGGTCAGGAAGTATTTTTTCATTTGGAATTCTTTAGGAGGCGCGCGCGGCGTGGAACCGCGCGCGCCATTGGGTTATTACGGTTTCGGGGGCGTTGCTTTCGGGGGCGGTACCGAACCGGCGGGCGGCGTTCCCACGGGAGCAACCGGAACTTTAACCGGCCGTTGGCCGGCGGGTTTGTGGCTATCCGGGATGACAGGCGGGTTTTTAATTTGATCGGCCATATTTTTAAGAGTTGAAGTTAATGGTTGGGATCACGCCTTAATTGCTGCCAACCTGGGCGGTTTGCAGCGCGAGATCGTATTCCGTGATGGTGATGTCCGGCTTGACGAGCGCGCCGCCGCCGCCCTTCAACGCATCGAGCTTGATCCGGCCCCAGATGTTCGCGGCAAACACGATGTTCCCCTGCGCATCCTTTTGGACGAGGATGATCCAGCAGCGCGGGCTGGAAGCCTTGTTCTGATCGAACTGGCCGGCGGCATTGGTGGCCGCGCCCCGGAAAAACACGCGCCAGAACAAAGCCTTCAGCACGTTGCACGTGAATTTGTATTCGTTGTGGCCGTCCGTTTCCTCCTCGTCGACGAGACGGAGTTTACCCGTGGAGCCATCCTTGACGGGTTCGTATTTAGCGTCCTTGCGCGAGAAATCCCAGGACTCGACACGCTGCCAGTCGATCCAGCCGGGATCGTTCGGATCGGGAATTGCCGCGCTGGAACAGTTTCCGCCGGCGGCCACCGGGTTGCCTTCAGGAAACACCAGGATGGCGGCACCGACTGCCATTGATTTATCTACGTAGTTCATTTTATTTTTTGGTTGTTGGTTGAGGTTGCTACACGGAAATCGCGTCGAAAATGTTCAGGGTCTCAACGGTCACGAAATAAATCTGGCGCTTTTTGTCCTTCTGGAAATCGCCGGTCATGACCCGCAAAGGTTCAAAGCCGTTGATGACATAACCCTGCAACAACGCGGCGACGATTTGCGCCGCATCCTTGGCTTTGGGTTTCGTCAAGGGATTATCCCGCCAGACAATCGGCTCTTCCCCAACTTCCACAATGAGCTTGATGACGGCATTAACCTGGTCGCCCAGCGGATCATGATTGCGGAAGCCCGGCATGTTGATGAAGCAGAGCATCCCGATTTTTTGAACAGCCTCGTCAATCTTGTTCTCGATGTCCACCGCATCCTGGACCAGCACGGCGATATCCGTGAGTGAAGGATTGCCGCGCCACGGAAACTTCAGATCGGCCGGCAGCGCCTTAAGGGCCGCCATCCCGGCGGTAAGCCGGGTTTCAATGCCAGTGGTTAAATTATCAAAGGTGGGCATATCAATTGTTGGAAAGTTTCCGGTCGATATAATTTTCCATCGCGTCACGCGCGCAGCCGACGAGCGCCAGCTCGGAAGGCAGCACGGTTTCATCCGCATTCTGGTGCACTTCCGGCGTGAGCCAATACATCACCAGGCCGCCGGCCGTCGTGGTGTGAAAATCGCCCTTGCGCCGGCCGCGCGTGATGACGGTCTGCAACAACTGCACCAGCATTCCGCCGCGTCGCGTGGGTACAAAGCCAAGGTCGTTAAATTCGCCAGGGGTTTTGCCATGCGTTTCGGCGCGGGCCGGCACGGCGATCAAATGCGTGGCCAGACCCGTCTTGCTGGAAATACCGTGGCCGGCGGTGATCGTGCCGCCGAGCAGCCGCTGGGCGAGGCCCAGATGATTGATGGTCACCGTGGCCGTGCCACCGCTCACTTCCGGGTTTTGCACCGACCGCGCCGCATCCGCATAAAAATGGGTGCGCGGGCCGCCCATTGCGTTCGGGCGCTCGTCGTCCAAATTAAAAAGATAATCCCGCAGGAAACCAGCCGCTGCACGTCCGCCGACTGCGGCCACGTCATCGGCATTGATCGCCGCGTCCGTGCGCTGCTGTAACGCATCCAGGTTGTCGGGTTGGACATGGAACGTGATCATGCCAGCACCTCCTCGGCGAACTTTGAAATTTTCCGGGTGAAGCTCTCCAGCGCGCTGACGATGTTCATCGGTTCCGGAGCGGCTTCGCCCTTGTCCAATAAACCGAGCTGCTCGGTCTCGTCGCGATCCACGTCGCGCACGTCCATGCCGGAGTTGAAGGCGAACGGCGGCCAGATGACATCGAGCGCGTCGTCGAACAAATCGGAAGATCCAATCCAGTTCCAGATGTCATGATTCTTCAGCGCGATCAACCGCAGGTCCGGCGTGATGGTCCAGCCGGTGCCAATGGGATCGCCCGTCTGGTCGCCGGCAAGCCGCCAGCGGGAAAGCCAGTCGCGCTTCTTAACGCGGGATTCTGCACGGAATAATTCCTGCGCGGGAAACTGGTCCAGCACGGCCGCGTTTTGTCCCTGCACCCACCAGCCTTCGCCCTGGGCGAGCTGCTTGTTGGTGCGCAGCACCAGGTTGATGCGCGCGTCACTGAAAAAATCCTGAAGGGTGCCGGCGTCTTCAGCGGCCGGCGTATAGCCCATCTCCTTCAATAGGTCGCGTAATTGGGCGCGCGCATAGGCGTCATTCAAACCCACGGTGACATTGCCTTGTGGATTAGTGGCCGTCACGCGGTCGGCACGCTGCATGGTTTCCGGGTTTAACAGTGAGGTGATTTTGTCTTTGGCGGTCGTCAGATAATCCTCAAGCAAGTTCTGCGCGGAAAAAAATGATTGCTGCCGGATACTCGCATCCAGCGCGCGAAGTTCGGCGCTCGTCAGGCTGGTAGGCATGACGATCCGATCACCCAATGACTTGAGCGCCTCGGAAAAAGGATATGAATCGGAAAAGTTCATCCGTTCAGTTCATTGACGCGACGATGCGGTTTGGGGCCGAAGCTCGGCGGAGGCACGAGCGGTTCCATCGGAGCGACAATCGGATTATCCGGCGCGTCCACTACATCTTTGCCCTCGGCGATGCGATCCAGATTTACGGTGTGCCGGGTTAAATTACGGCGTTCATCTTCACTCAACTCTTGCTCAATGGCGGTTTTTAACCGCGCGATGATCATGTCCGTCGCCAAGGCATTTAACCCCTGCGGAATCTTGGTCACATCCACGTCCAGTTGGTTGCGCTGATGACTCGCAATCTTGCGGCGGATTTCATTCACCACATCGGAAATGATGCCAGCGGAACGGTTGGGTTGGCCCGCCTTCAGCGCCCGCGCATCCGCGGCATCAATCAACGCGGCGACTTTCGCACCGTAAAGCGTGTTAATGGAGATGGAAACCCAGTTAGCCATAATTAAAAATTGATAAAACTGCGATGCCGCCAGGAGAGCCGGCGGGCTTCCTTCCGTCCATAAAGCGAGCGCGGCCGGGATTCAGCTTCGCCGAACCAGATCAACCGCAGCATTCTTTTAAGACGGTTCATTTGAAATGGATTAACTGTGGCGGGCGATGCCGGCGCAGGCCCACATCATGGCCTCTTCACACTTGGTGATCGCCGTGGCTTTTTCACGGCCCGCATTCGGCGGCAAAGATTCATCTATCAGCAAGGCCAGCTCCTTGGCTTTGGCGCGGACGGCCGCGTGCTTATCAGCCGCGTTGCCGACCGGCGGGTGATATTTGAAATTATGTTCGATGGCTGGATTCATTTTCAAAAGGAGTTGCCGGCGGCGATGCGTTCGCGGTGCGCGCTTTCAACGCCACACCGCCGCCGGCGATGGGTTATTGATTTGGTCGCAGCCAATACGTGCTGATCGTGTTGGACGCGCCGGCGGTGTTGGTGTAACTGACAAACACACCTTGGAATCCGCGAAGCTGATTCACGTTCCAGTTCGTGCCGATGACGCCGGTACCGCTGATGGTGCCGAGCGACCACGGCAGCGCGTTCGCGCCGTCAATGGACGGATACACCGTCAGCGAGGCCGCCGCCCCATTACTGGCCTGCAGGGACAGGCCGCTGTAATTGCGCAGCGGGATGTAATTCGTCGCACCGGACCAATAATTGGTGCCAACGGCCGCCGGCAGGTTGGTGACCGTGCCGGTGGTGCTGGGATAACCCTGCTGATCCGCCTGCGCCGGGATCGCGCAGATAGCCAGCAGGCCGATAATGGCGATCAACACCATGATTTGCACCGGGGTGAACCCGCTTTTTTTCAAGTTCGAGAATTTCATATTTTTATTCGATTGATTTTTAATTTGGTTAAGCGGTGCGGCCAATGGTGGCCGCACCGCTAGGTGCTTTAGCTCTTGATCGCCACAACGGCGGAGCTGTTGGTGACGGAGGGTAACGTGAGCCAGTCCATCTTCAGGACCTGGTCGCGCTGGTCTTCCGTGGTGAAGCTGCCCGGCTTGAAGAAGCCGCCCACAGGGGCAAACGTCTTCATGAAGGACGGGTCCATGCGGTTCGGCGTGCCATTGCTGGCAAACAGGATGACCACGTCGTCGAGCAGGAACTGGATGTTCTCCGCGACGCCGGCGGCGGCCGTGTCGATCACCATCATGCTCAACTGCACTTCCGGAGCGGTCATGAGCAGGCTGCCCACGTCCTCGATGCCCGGCGAAACCACCCCGACCGGAGCGCCCTTGCCGACGATGAAGCGGCTCTTGACGTTCTTGTTGTTGCGGAACTGTTTGAACTTCGTGGTGCCGAACAGGATTTTCACCGGCGCGCCGTTCTTCGCGGCTTTCATCACCGTGAGGATGGCGTCGTCGAGGATGCTGATCGGGTCCACCGTGTCGTCGGTGAAATCCACCTTCGCGGAACCGGGGGCGATGATCGCCGCCGCCTTGGCGGTGGTGACGATCTCGTTTTCAAGCGACAGCGCGGAGGAATCCGCGAGGATGCTCTGGCCTTCCTGGATGGCAAAGCCCAGTTCCTCGTTCGTCAAACCTTCGACGTTCGGGATGGGGAAGTCCAGGGCGTTGGGTTCCAGGATGGCCGCGACGTCGTCGGCGGTGAAGCCGATGCGCGTGACCTTGCCGGAGACGTTGCGGCGGGTGTCCGCCACCTTGTAGCGGTTTTTGTCCGTGTATTTCTTGTAACGGAACGTGAGGCCCGGCACCGAACAGAGCGGGGCGATGAACTGGCCCACCGGCCGGATCGCGTTCTGCGAGGCGGTGATGGCGTAGTTGGTGAGCAGCGGGCTGGAGGCCAACTGCGCAATGCGGGATTCTGCGCCGAGGGCATAAGGCTTGGGATTCAGAACGAATGCCGCTGCCGAAATGCCAATCGAGGCGATGATAAATGTCTGCGGGCTGAAAATCGCCAGCAGGACGGTGAACGCGGCTGCAAGGCACAGCGCGCGAATGTTTAATTTATTTTTCATTTTATTTTGGTGTTTGATGTTTGATTTCAGGTTTCAGCGATTGTCTTACAGGTTGAACGCGAGGTCGCAAATGCGGCGCACGCGGATGGGGTTGACCAGCACCGCGCCGGCGGCCACGGCCTCCTCGGCGATGAAGGTGTAACGGTGCGCACCCGCGCCCGCGACGGGCTTGTAGAGGGCGCCGGGCGTGTTCGGCGAGAGCGCCAGCTTGTCGCCGGGCACGATCGCGTTGGTGCTGTCCACCATCACGCGGCAGCTTTCATTCAGGCTCGGCGCTTCCGCCGCGCACTGGTTGCCGGCCACGTCGCCGGAACCCAGGACAAAGATGGCCTGGTCATCCACGGAGTTGGGCAAATCGAAATTCGCCACGCCGTTGTTGTTCACGATTTTGACCAGCAAATTTTCCTTGCCGGTCAGGTTGGAATTTCCGGGCAGCGAGATGTCGCCTACGCGCGTGTCACTCTGACCGGGGTTTAATGCTACATTCATATTTTATTTTGGTTATTGGTTGCGGTTATTACTGGATTGCGCCGGGTTATTCGGGGATTTCGTTGCTGGCCATCCGGGTGGCCGTGGCCAGGTCCAGATGCTTGACTTCCGTCATGAGCTGCTTGGCGCGGTTCATGATCTTGGTGGCGCGGGCCTGCTCGGCCTTTTGCGCGGCCTCATCGTCGCTGGCGGCGGCCTGCTGGGTGGTGTCACCTTTACCACGATTCAGAATCCGGACACCGGCTTTCTGTTCGCCGGGCTTGAAGCCGCAGTCGGTGAGATAGCCCACGCGGTCGGCGCGGTCCTTCAAACCGGTCAGGACGGGCTTGAGGCGGTTGATGATCTTGGTGTCCGTGATCTTGTGTTCGGCCAGGATGCCGTCCACCTGCTCGCCCAGGAGCGTTTGGTTTTCCGTCTCAAGCGTCGTGACGCGATTCTTGAGCGGCGTCACTTCCGCTTCGGCGGTCGTGGCGCGATTCATGATTTTGGTCAGGGCCTCGAGGACGGCGTCTTCGCTTGCCTCGGCGGCGAGACCAAGTTTCGTTGCGATGTTTTTCATTTTGTTCTTGGTTTGTTGTTGTTGGTTTGCCGCCGACGCACTTGCGTCAGCGAGATCACTGCCCCGGTTGGTGATCGGGGTTAAAAGTTCCTTGCCGTTGGCCTGGTTGGTGAAGCCGATGGTCTCGATGCCGGTGACGCGATAGCGCTTGCCCTCGATTTTTTGGAGCTGATTCGGATCGGAGACAAAGCTGGTGAATTTATATTCGCGGTTCATCACCGCCGTGCTGCCGGCAGGCGTCAGGCCGTCGTCCCTGGCCCAGATGCCGTCGCCGTCCTTTTTGAAATCCTTGAACCACGCCAGCGCCGCGCTGTCCTTGGTTTCGTCGTAAATAAAATGCTCGCGCCCGGCATAGACGCCCGGCCATCGCTCACCGAGCCGGTTCTTGTCTTTCGCGATGCCGGCGAGAATGGAATCCATCGCCGTGTCATCGAGCACCTGCACGATGCCGGCCTCGGCGTTCGGCAGCTCGCCCTTGGGCACGATGTGAATCCAGCCATCGCGGGAGGCGAGCGGCGCCCGGTTAAAAATGACGACGTGTGATTTCATGGGTTGACAGAATCGGTTTTCTGGAGAATTCTCTGGATGACCGCAGGAGGCGCATCGTGAGATGCGCCTAGCAGCCTCGAAGGTGTTTCCGAGCCTCGGTTTTTCGGATTTACACGCGAGACTCCCAGGATTGCGTCTGGGCCGGCGGTCTTTAATTTTTGCTGGAACTGTTCTTCCGAAATAGTGTGTGCTGACCGCACCCGGTATTTTCCGCCGTGCTGTTCAATTTCCAAGGCGACAGCTTTGTTATCATCTTCCCGACGAACCACCAGCCGGTGATCCTCCTGATTTCCAGGCAGGATATGTGTGGGATGAGCCATGACATGATCCACATAGTCTTTGGCTTCTTGACTATCATGGAATAGTTCCGGGTGTTTGGTAGCCAGCGCCGCATGATCCGCAAAAACACTTTGGGATTTTAAACCCAGCCGGCGCGCGGCTTCGGGATGCACTTGCACGCGAGTTTCACGTATCTCCCCACCTGGATGACGGCCGCTGCCGGGACCACCGTTGAAAATCTTGCGGTTCTTAACCGGCTGGCCCTTCAGCCCGGCGAGCAATGCCTCTGCATTGATGGTTTCCAGCACGCGGGCGGATTCAGGATCGGCGGTGATGTCCGCGACCAGCGTGTCCCAGTCATCCAGCAGCGCCTGAAGTTTCTTCGCGCGCAGATCCGGATCGGAAATCGACTCGATGGCGGCGACGCGATCGCGCAGGTGTTGCAGATCGGCGGCGACGGCCGTGGTGAACTGCGAATCATCAGCCAGCGCGTGCGCCACACCGCGATTCGTGATGCGTGTGTCTTTTCGCACCAAGCCTTCATCCTGAAGACCGGGTTTATTATTTCCGCCCGGCGGGGTCGCCGGCGTTACCCGAGTGAGCTTCATCCCGGCGCGGTCGGAAATTTCCTTCACGTCAGTCTGCAAATTAACCCCCTCAAATTTGACGACCGTGTCTGCCAACTCGCCGATATCCTCGTTATCCTCGGTGGGGATGTTGAAGTAGGCGCAGACTGGTTCATTGGGGAAAGCCGCCGCAAGTTCAGGAATGTCGAACTGCTTGTTCATCGTCTCATTCACGCGCTTACCCTTCATCCGCGCGATCTTCACCCAGATGTCCTGGTGTTCCTGGTTGGGGCCGCGATTCAGGCCGCCACCAGAAGCCGTGAGCATGGAGAGTAATCCGCTCGTCGCCGCCATCACCACGTCCTGGTTGTTGGCCTCGCAATATTTTTCAAACGGGTCTTCGCCCCGGACGCCGGCGGTGGGAAACTTGATGTCGCTGCCGGCGGGCAACGCGCCGCTCACGCCATCGGAAACCTTTTCCGCCGCCGCCTGGTAATCCGCCTCCTTGCCGATCGCGATATTCGGCGGCATGATGACCACACCCTTGGCCAGCCCGAAAATTTCCACGAAGGCCGCCCAATCCTTGCGGCCCATCAGCCAGTTGATGAAGGCGATGAGCGCGATCTCGTAAAGGGGCGACTCGACTTCCCTGATAATAAACTCCTCGCGCGGCAGTTGTTCGCTACCAATCCGATTCTTCTCACCAAAAGTTGAGACACAGGCACCCAGACCGACGCCAAACCGGGAAATCTCGTTATAATAAAAATCGCCATAATAACCGTCGCGCGACCAAACCCATGGTTCGAGCCAGTAAAGCTCCTGGATCGCCCCATCATTCGGACCACCAACATAACGGTGCTTCTGCAAGATTGCGTAGCCGCGAATCTCGGCCAGGGCGATCTGCCCGATGGCCTCGTTTAAATTACCGATGAGGTCGTAGCGCTGTTTCAGAAACGCGCGCTGTTTCTCCGCCATCGCCGGCGTCGCACCCGGCGGCAGCGTTTTAAAAACCTTCACATCCCAACCCAGCTCTTCGACACTGCAAAGGAGGCGCTCCACAAAACCCTTGAGCACCGGATAGCGCTTCTCGGCCTTGCGCAGCAATAATTGCACCTCGGCGAATGCGCCACGTTCCGCCGCCTCCATGATCGAGACCAGCCGGCCCATGGCCAGCCCGCGCAGGGGATTATAATTGTCCCGCCAGAGATTCGACTTACGGACCATTTGAGCATCGGTCTTGCCGGTGCCGAAGGCGGCATAAGCATCAGCGAGGGACATGGGGGCTGGCGGGGCACTGGCGGGCGGCGTGGCAGCGGTCACCTTACGTGAACCCTTTTTGACGGATTTAACCATTGTAACCTCCAAAAAATTTGGCCGGTGCAGCGCATTGCAGCCCCGCTGCGGCGTTTATGCCCCCCACCTGCACGCGAGAGCGCGGCAAAACGCCCTGCGGGCAGCCAGCGGCCTTGGTTGGGTGGTTAAATTTCATCCGATGATGCTCCGATCCCGCCGGCTGGCGATGACCCGCCCGGCGCGGGATTTTTCAAAGACATAGATTTGCCCCGGCGCAGAATTGTCCTGGCTTGCCCGCACGGCCAGCGCCAGCCCCCAGAAATGGTCGGCGTGGCCGGCCTCGTCTCGCGTGGCCGCGATGCTCACCCTTCCGCCGGGCGAAGTGATTTTCTCCGGCTTGCGCAGATCGTCGCGGGCGTCGCCGTCCAGCTCCACTTCAATGGTGATGGATTTTTCCTCGAACACCGCGAGTAGCTCCGTCGCCATGATTTCCGTCACGCGGGCGGTCTCTGCTTTCCGGCCTTCGGCGCGGATGCGGTCACTGATCGGTTCCGTGGTGCCGAAGTTCACGCCCTGCACCTTGTAGTCGCCCCATTTCTCCTGGGCGTATTCCACCAACCCGAGGCCGATGCCAGTCATGTCGATGCACGCTTTGCGGAATTTTGGCATGGCGCAGACGAGATCCAACTGCACCTGTTGCGCCGGCAGCCGCATCCCGGACATCCGCAGCCAGGCGATGACGCGCTTGCTCTGGCCAATCTTCTCGATGACCGGCAGACAGGACAAATCGCGGTTGCGGCCGATGTCGCCGCCGAGGAATAATTCGCCCGTTGCCCGGAACATCCGCGCCAGGGAGACTGGCGACCATTTCTGCTCGTCAATCGGGATGCCTTCGCGCTCGGCCTGCTGGATCAACTCGTGCGTGAGCAGGCACATGTTCTCGTCGTTGAACTGGCACTCGTAGTTCTGGTCGTAGGCGCGTTTGTCTAGCGCCTTGGCGCGCGCTTCGCCGGGTGTGATCGGGTGCCGCGTGTTGGCGTCCCATACTTTGACGCCCATCTTCCATGCCTCTGAACGGGTAACGCGACAGACTTTGAAGCCCGCAGCGCTCGTGAATACAGTTCCGTCGTTTGGGCCAACTCCGCTGCACATCCGATAGAACATGTTGTGTTTCCCGTTTCCAGTAGAGGCGATGCGGCAGAGGAATTCAGGATTACTAGACAGGATTGGCTCGGCGGCTTCCCAGATCGCATTCGAGTCCTCGTGAAATGCGAACTCATCGAGAATAAGATCGCCAGAAAAACCGCGAGCCGTGCGCGGATTGGCCGCCAGCACCTTGATACGGCCGACGTGGGTGCTGCCGCCCACCTTGACGGTGATACGGACTTCCATGCGCATGTTGTCATAGGTCAGGTCGGGAGAATCGTCGCTCTGCTCCATCACCACGCCGAGCTTGTTGCAGACTTCCTGGCATTTGATGACAAACTCCGCGCCGTTGTCGCGCGAGTTGGAGAGCACCGTGACCAGCCAGTTGTTGTTTTCCGGCAGCTTGGACAGCAGGCGGTCCACCGCCCACGCCGCGAGCGTGTAGCTTTTGCCGATCTGCCGTGACCAATGGAGCAGCATCACGCCGCTGGTTCGGTCGTCAAACACCGGCTTTTGATAAGCCCGAAACTTTACGGTGGGATTTTTCACCGCGAGGCTCGTTTTGGCAGATTGGATGCGTGGGGTCATTTCGTTTTCGCCGGCTCCGCCGGCAGCTCGCCAAACAGCGCCAAGCGCGCCTGGGTGATTTTCTCCACATCCGAAAGTTTGCTGGCAGAAATCGTTTTCAATTTCGACGCCTGCGCCAGCGCCGCCTTGGCCGCATCGAACTCGAATTTTTGCCGCGCCAGATTGAATTCCTGCTGGGCGCGGACTTCCGCCTGCTGGGCGAGCTTCAGCTTTTCCGTTTCCAGCGTCGCCTTGAACTTGCCCGTCCGTTCGTTCTGATCCGCCCGGACCGTTTTCAAGCCGAGATTGAAATTCCCGCTGGCCAGCGTCTCGAAATAGGATTGCCGCAAAACCTCCTCGCGCACCTGGTCGAGCGTCCACTCTGGATGCTCGGCTTGAATCCGCCGCGTATTTTCCTGCATCCGTTCCGCCTGCTCGTCCCGCGCATCCTGATCGTCCAGCCAGGCGCGGAACTTCGACAGCCGGGAATCGCTCGGCAGCTTCACAGAAAGTTTCCGGCCGATCTCCGCCCGCAAATCCGATTGCGTGCGCGCCGAGGAGAATTGCTCCCGCCAGTATTCCTGCGTGGCATCGGACATACGCAGCCAGACGGCCTTGAGCTGCTGCAAGGCGGTTTCGGGCCTGCCGCTCGCCGTGCCGATTAATTTTTTGGAAGTGCTCATGTTTCATGGTGGCCGACCGCTAGGTCATTTGGAGGCGGGCGGCTTCGCCCGCGTCGGTGATGTTCCACATCCGGCCCTTGAACTTGGTTTCGATGAACATCACGAGTTTGCGTTTATCCAGCTCGGCCAGAACGGATTCAAACTCCACGCTGGAACAAAGTCCCAAGCCGCCAATTTCACCGTGGATCGTCAAGGCGTGCGCCTGACCACCGTCAAGTTCGTGCAGCGCATCCAGGATGCGTTTGGCAATTTTGGTTTCGCGGTCGGTCATAAATTATTCGGTGGGTTCAATGTCCACCTTCAGCTTCTCGGCGATCTTGCCGAGGGCGAACATCACGCGGGAGTTGCGCGACTGCGCCACTTTGTCGTCCTCATGCTTTTCCGCCTGTAGCCGTTCAAATTTCTGATCATGATCACGCAGGCGGGATTCCACCCGGCCGAAACGCTCCTGCGTGGCTTCGTGGTTGTAGCGCTTGGGCACCCGGTCGAATTGCGGTGGCGGATCGTCGCTGATAATGGTTTTTTTCACGTCCCCGCTTTTTATGGCGGCATAGACAATCGCACCAACCAGCACAATGGAGACTAGGATGATCAGCACCCACTTGAGCGTTTCGCTGGGAACAGCCGGCAGATCGGTGGATTGAGCGAGCATCATAATTTATTTTGGGGTGATAATGAGTTCGCCGAACTTCAGCGCGGCGTGCGTGCGCGTGTTGGTGGCGCGGTTTTGGGTGACGATGGGTTTCAGGTTGCAGCCGCTGAAGAGTTCGCGCGTGAACGGACTGTCATTAAGCGTTACAATCCACTTGCCCTTCAAACGGCCCACCTCCTGGCGAAATTGACGGAGCTGCTTTTCATCCCAGCCCTGGTAGCCGCCGTTCGTCGCGTTCTGATACGGCGGGTCGATGAAATGAAACGTGTCCTTCGAATCGTAATTCTTGAACATGCGGTCGTAGGAGATGTTTTCCACCACCACGCCGTTCAACCGCTGATGGGCCTCGCCGATCAGGCTGGAAACTTTCCCGTGGTCAAAGCCCACGCCGCCGCCCTTCGACTTGGCCACACCGAAGCTGTGCATGTTGCCGCCGAAGCTTGTGCGGTTCACCAGCAGGAAGCGCGCGGCGCGTTGCAGCTCGGTAATACCCGGCTGCTGGACGAAGTCGTGCAGGTTCTGGCGGCTGGCAAAGAGCCAGTCCAATTCCGTGAGCAGCGCCGGCAGATGATATTGCAGGTTGCGATAGAGCGCGACCAGGTTGCCGTTGATGTCGTTGATCACTTCCGTCGAGGCGCGATCCTTGGCGAAGAGGACAGCCCCGCCGCCGAAAAACGGTTCGCAATAACATTCATGCGCCGGAATCATCGGCAGGATTTCCTTGAGCATCCGGCTCTTGCCGCCCTGCCAGCGCAGAATTGGTTTGGTGCGGGTCGTGGTCATTTGGCCGGGTTGTTCCAGAGTTTGCGGACGATCTGCCAGATGCCGCCGTGCGCGATGATTTTTGCGGCCACGGCTTCGAGATAGAGGTTCACATTGCGGATCTCGCGGCCGGCCCACGCGGCGGCCACCGCCAGCGCCGGCACATACGGGGCCAACGTGGCCTTCGCCACGGCCACATCCTGCGCGGCCTGCGCAATTTGATTTGTGTCAATCATGGCCTGACTCCTTCAATGGGACCGGTGAAGAAATATTTCATCGTTGATACGAAGTGATCCGGCTGCCAGCAGGTCGAGTGGCCGTAGCGCGGCCACCACATCTGGCCCACGCGATCCTTGACCCGGTCGTCGATGCGCAGCGCACCCTTCAAACCGAGCACGCCGTAGCCGAGCAGCTTGCCGGCGGCCGTGTTCGCCAGCGGCAGCGCCCAGTCGTCTTCCGCGCAATAGACAAAAACTTTTCCGACGCGGTTGTTTTCCAGCGCCCGGTTCAAAAGGTTGCGGTTGAAATCCGCCTCGCACGCGCCGCAGACCAGGTGAATGGTTTCCACCTTCGGCCAGTCCGCCCGGCGCAGGCCGTCCAGGATCACATCGCAGCCGTTGGAATGGCCCACGCAGACGATCTGCCAGCCGGCGCTGGAATAATCCCGCAGGGCGCGCGCAAAATGTTTGGCGCGTTCATCCTCGCGGAACGGCCGTGTGAGCGGCGTGCAAAAATATTCAAACGCCTCCGCGCGATTTTCCGTGCGCGTGTGGGTGAACGTCACGGCGCGTTTGTTCCAGTTCGTGAAATTGCCCGGCCAAGTGGCAATGCCGTTCACGAAGAGATAGATGGTGCGCGGTTGGTTCATCAGGAAATCTTTGCCGCCGACTTGCACCAGCGCACTTTTCCTTCACGCTTGCGCGCTACTGGCTGGGAGAGGTCGGCGGCTTTCATGGTGGAATGCGTTTTAATAATTGTGTCCAGCGTCACGCTGGTCACTGGCCGGAAATCTTATAGGTCATGTTCGTGCCGTTCGCGGATTCAGCCTGGGCCGAGCCGGTGACAATGATGCTGGCATCGCGGCTGCCATCCGAGATCCCGGCCGAGCCGCTGTTGGTGTTACCCACTGAACCGTTCACGGCCTGCTTGCCCGCGCCGGCCACCACCAGCGCCAGATTGGGTGAATGCACTTCGCCATTCGTGGACGTGGGCTGCAAGACGACGGAATTGTTGAACCGTCCCACAAAGAGGCTCGCGCCGATGGAAGTGGATTGCGTGATGGGCACGGCGATCTTGCCCAGCACACCGTCGCCGGAAGTGCTGTTGATGAACTGCTGCGTGTTCGTGGATGAGCAGGCAGTGCCGATGACGGCCACGGCGGCGATCGCCGCGAGGGTGAGGAGCGAACGGATTTTATTTTTCATAGGTTTCATGGTTTTGTTTTTTATGGGATACAGGCACTGCCTGCCGGAAAAGTCCCACCGAGGCGCGGAGTTGCGGCCACGCCTTCCCGCCCAGAAAGGAATCCCGGCATTACCCGGGAAAGGAATGGGCGGAGTTTGCAACGGGAGAAAAAGCCGCTACGATGAGGTTGATGTTGAAGGACGCCAGCCCTTCGGTTGAATTGACCGTCACCGCAGCGACAAAGCGTCGGCGAATCGCCGCTGATTTTTTGGTTGGTTGAGAGACTGGCGCGTAACATCGCGCCGACTATTGCAGAAGACTTTCCGAAGCCCTAACCCACCGTTCAGCCCGTTCACTCCATTCCAGAATTTTGTCCGTAGCACGGACTGGCCAACATTAAAACCCAGCAAAAATCACTTTTGCCAACCCTTTTCAATACCCTCTGCATTCAGTGCAGAGGGTTCAGTTCCGCGCCGGATCAACCGCCGGGCACCAATAAAATCCCGACTGGTTTTTCAGGCACCAATCCAGCGCCGCGTGCGCGTCCGAGAACTTCATTTCAAGCTTGCTCATCCGTTTGCCGCGCTGCTGCACCAGTACTGCCGCCACGCCGCTTTTTCCATTCGCCGCAAAAAGCGTCTTGGAAAATCCCGCGCCGGCGGGCAATAATTCTGGCGGCAGATGAGCCATACTCTTTAAGCGGATGTGGTTCGTTTGTCAGAGCCGGTGCGTTCGTAGCGCTCCGGCTCACCTTGTTTTTATCCTGCAACCGGGAACGAATGGCAAGAGGTTCCAACCCTTTTCAATACCCTCGGCACTGAGTGCCGAGGGTAGGTAAGAAAGACTATTTATTTGAAGGGGATGCTCGGAACCTCAATAACTTTTCCACCAGACAAAACAAAAGAAACGCTTCTAGCCCGGCCAAAGCCATCAGCGAAGGAATAAACCCAGATACAATTATTGCCACGCGCGGTGATCAGATTCGGACTGCCCATGGTATTTTGCAACTCGGCCTCCGTCATGCCAACCTCCACCCGGCGAGCCTGATCAAAAGTAAAGTAAGTGCCCGCGCAGCCGCAGAGCAACACAATGGCGGCAATCAGGCAGAGCGGAATGAAGATGATCTGTTTCATAACCGGCATTTAATTTGCTTTTTCTGGAGCATGGATAAAGGGCTTAAAAAAATTGCGGTGGAAACCACCACGGGAATGAGCCAGCAGGAAAAACTGGAAGTCGCAGACGAGTTTGGAGCGATCGCGCGCATCATTCGCCAGCAGGCATGTGGCGCCTGCGAATCTTGTCAGCACCCGCTTTGCTGGCGGCTCGGACTTTTGAGGAATTAAAAAGTTTAACCCGGCTCGGTGCATTCTTTTCTTCACCAACTGAAAAACCTTTTTGTCGCAGATAATCAGCTATCGCGTCACGCATGAATTGCGAGCGCGGAACACCATCTCTGGCGGATTCTATTTTCTTGGCCAATGCCTCGGAAATCCAAATTCCAACAAAGACCTGATCAGATGCACGCTGATTTGCCACACAGCTTGTTTAACACCCTGAAAATAAATTTCAAGTTTTTGTTGACTGGGTGTTAAACTGTGTGTAACTATTGCCGGCATGGCAAGCAAGAAGCAGAAACGCGGAGCGTACCGGCGAGCAGATTGCGTCTTCATCGGGACATGGATACCTACGTCGTGGATTTCAAAAATTGAAGCGGTAGTGCAAAGCGAAGATTCGGACCGCAGTAAAATTGTCCGCAAGGCGCTCGAAAGAAAACTCCAGGAGGTCGCATGAATACAAACCCTGATCCTATTTGCGCGGCCCCGACGCGTGCGGAGCTGGTCCGCAACCTTTGGGCCACCCACGAGCCGCTGAAGGACGGCTCCGCCATCGTGGCTATCGGTCGCGTGATCATCAAGGAAGATGATTGGACCAGCGTTAATCCGTTCACCGCGGCCGTGCGCTGGGTAAAAGACGGCAGCGGCTACGAAGGCTGGCATTTCATCAGCGACGGCATGTCGGTGGCCAGCTCGCTTGATGACACGGTGATCATTGATTTTTGGAACCCGTATCCGGAGGCCGCATGAGCAAGTCGGATTATTTTGTTCAACTTCACGACGCCACCAGCGCTGGTGAGATTCACCAGTTGCGGCAACTGGCCACGGTGGACGGCGACCTGACCAGCGCGGATCTCGCCCAGGTCAACGCCGCCATCGGTAAAAAATTCGCCGCCCTGAACCATAAGGCTGTCGGCAAACAACCCCCGCGCTGGGCAACTGGCGTTGCGGCCACCTCGCCCCATCTGGTTCGCATCCCGACCTCAAACCGCTGCCACTAATGAACCTCGCCGCCGCCATTTTCACTGTTCCATCACGCAACCCTCTTTGGATTATGACGGCGGCCATCGTGGTCGCTGTAGTGGCGCTGGCGGCGTTGTTTGTTTTGTTCCGCATCTACTGGGCTGAAAAAATTTGGGAGCGTTGGAGGATCATCGCCCATTACCGCCACGAGGAGCGCGAAGCCCGGGCGCGGGCGGGGCAAAAGCGGAAAGCGGAAAAACCTCACGGAGGTGCCAAGTGAAAACTAATTCGACTGACCCGGCGGTGGCGGAAATCTTCTCTGATGCGCGGCGCGAGCAACTTGAGCGATATGCTCGAACTCTTGTTGGTATTTCTCGAAGAAATATGTCTCTAACTCCGCGAGGCGTTTTTTTCCCTGTTCAGGAGTCAGGGCGATTTTCTCGCTGGCTAAAATCTCTTGGGCTTGGCGCAAGGCGAATTCTTTATGGATCTGGGAACGGAGTCCCACAAGCTGGCAATGAATGTCGGTCATCCAAGTCTCAAATACCAACTGCTGTTCTGGCGTCATCCGCAAATTCTAAACCCGGCGCGGGAGGGAAGCAATGAGCGCCGGCTTCCAAACCGCCATTGAGCGCGAGATCGTCTGGAAAAATGACGAGCTGAAAAACTTCTGCGTGGAGCTGGTGCAAGCCGCGCTGGCCAGTGATCAGCCAACCTTCACGACCGACATCGTTCCTGATTCCGCGCGCAGCGCCGTGGCCACCGGCGGCTCGCCGGGCACGGGCATCGCGGGCTCGGCGGCGCACATCCTGAAAACCGCGAGCGTGATCGAACACGTTGGCCACGAGCACGCTGGCAAATTCTTTCCGGACAAGGTCGTCAGCACGCGCGAAGGCCGCAACGCCGCGCACCTGTGCGTCTATCGCCTGACCTCCGCGAGCATCGCCCGCGAGTTCCTGCGCCGCCACTCCTTGCGGAGGGCCACCGTTCCCGAACAAACCGAATTTTTCGCGCCACCGCGACCGGCCTTTGTCTAGGCCACATTATTTATGAGTAAAATCGAAATCCGAAACCTTGACGACCTGGTAATCCATCCCGCCCTGAAATCGCAGCCGCGCCTGTCCGATGACGAACTGTTGTCCTGGCGCAAGGGCATGAAGCGCCGGGGCGAGAGTGCCACGCCGGCGATCTATGTCACCGCCGACAACCAGATCGTGGACGGCCGGCACCGGTTCTGGTGCGCGAAAAAGCTCGGCTGGAAAACCATTCCCGCCATCGTGGTGAAGGATGATGAAATTTATTCCATCATTTTCGAGACCATTGCGAATCGCCGGCATTACTCCAAGAGCCAGCTCGCTTACATCATCGCGCCGATGATCGCAAACGTCTTCGCCGAGGCGAAGAAACGGATGATTGTTGGCACTGTTTCGGCGCCGGCAAATGCAGAGACTCCGGAAACCATCGCCGCTGGCCTCGGCATCAGTTACCGGGTCTTGGCCCAGGCTCGCGAGATCCACGATTATTTCGACACCGACAAGGCCAAGCGCACGCTCACGGATCGCGACGAGGTGACCGAGAAGAATGTCACGCTGAAGGAATTTTTCGAGCCGCGCATTTTGCTGGTGGAAGATCCCGAGGCGCCGCGCACGCGCGCCTACGGCCTGGGCGCGGTGCTGGCCGGCATCAAGCAGATCCTCACGTTGGAGCAGCGCGAGGGTGCGGGCCGCGCGCACGGCGGCGGCCGGCCGGAGCGCGTCGAGAAACAGCTTCAACTCTTCGGCACGGCCATGACCGGCCTGCAAAACAAGTTCGTCTATTGGACCAAGTGGGATGAGGACACGCGCACCGAGGCCATCAAGGCGCTGCCGCCGGTCATCGAGAAGATGCCGCGCGAACTGCTGGTCGCCTTCGGCAAGCTCATCGCCACCGAACTCAAACGCCAGGACAAGTGACTGCATCACCATCAATATGAACGCCACCATCAAACCACCGGAGCAATACACCGAGGCCGAGGTGCGCGCGCTGCGCGACCGGGTCTACGGCCACGCCGCCACGGATCGGAACTGGAATGGCTGCAAGGAAAACTGGATGCATCCCGACAACATCCGTTGGCTTATTTCGAAGGACGGTAACTGCGTTACGGCCACCAGCAAAACCAATTTTAAGGACGCCAGCCCGACTATTAAGTCATGAGCATCCTCAATTACACCATCAAGCCTGTCGCCAAATTCAATGGCCCGTCAAGCTCTGACTTTCAGCCGGCGCGGGCCGACGAGCGAGACAACGGCAGGGGCAAAAGTGGCGACACTGCGGAAGCGGCTAGTCAGTCCCCGAACAAGGCACTCTCTCGAAGCGCGGAAGCGTATGCCCGCCCGGCTGTTCTTTTGACGCCCGAACCCATGCCGGCGATGAAACGCCTGGCGCTGGACAAGGGCGCGGCCTGGTGCCGCATCCTGCGCGAGGCGCGGGCCAGGGATGAAAGCGGCAAATCCTACCTCGACCGCTTCAGCCTGGACGAAGTGGCCCGGATCGTGGGCACGTCGGCACCCACGCTGCACCGGCTCGTGAAGAAATTCGGCAAGCTCGCCGATGGCGAACTCACGCCCGAACGGCTCGCGCCGATCAAGGATGGCGGCCGCGAATGTGAATGGGAATTTTTGCTGGTGCAGGAACCGGTGCGCACCAAGCTGGTGGAAATCTATCTCGCCACGATGGGCGCTAGCAGCGCCCGCGCCGCCAACGACCGCCGAACCGCCAAGATCGCCACCGCGCTGCAAAACTTCGCCTACGAGCCGGAATGCCCGGCCAAGCTCGGCGAAAAACTTCGCGCCGGTTATCAGCCGGTGCCCTTCGTGAATTTCCTGCGGCAGGTCACGCCCGAAATGGAAGCCAGGGTGCGCGGCCCGAAACATTCGCAGCTCTACGGTCATTCCTCCGTGCGCGACTGGACCTGCCGCCTGCCCAACGGCGACCGCTTCGAGATGCCCGCCGCCTACACGCTATCGATGGACGACATGAGCGCCAATCATCCGTTCTACGTGGAACACGACGGCGAGGTGATTTTGTCGCGCCAGGGACTTTACGCGCTCTGGGCCAAGCACAAGGTCTGGCAGGCCGTGGAACTGGTCGCGCGCCTGCGCGAAAGCTACACCGCCGCCGACATCCTCCGGACGTTTTACAAGATGTGCCAGTCGCTGGGCGGCGTGCCGCCGTTCGTCGAGTTTGAGCAGGGCATCTGGAAGGCGAACAAGATTTCCGGCTGGCAGCGCGACGGCGACTGGCTGGTCGAGGAGCAGTTGGAGCGGCCCGGCATGGCCAAAGACCAGATGAACACGATCAGCGCCGGTCTCGGCCTGTGCGGCGTCAAGGTGCTCTACAAGACCAAGGCCCACCAGAAGCACATCGAGACGCACTTCAATTCGCTGCAAAACATTCTTGCCATCGTCGCGCGGCAGTATCAGTGCATCGGCCGCTACGCCGGTGAATTTGAACTGCCGGGCAAACAACTTCGTCGCGTGCGCGCCGGTAGTCACACCCCGCGCGACCTTCATTTTGCCTCGCAGGCCCAGCTCGCCGACTGCATCGCCGAGGCGTTCCGCCGGACATGGGAGATGCCCAGCGCCACTCCCGGCAAATCACGCTACGAGGCGCACCATGATGATTTGAGCCGGGTCGGCCTGCTGCCGCTCACGCCGCGCCTCTTCGCCGCGTGCCTGCCGGGCGAGCTGCGCAAGACCACCGTTACCGGCGGTTACATCAACGTCGAATACCGCCGCACCGCCTATCAATTTCGCGCGGAGGAATTCGCGCACCTGGGCGACGGCTACGAACTCTATTACAAGTTCGACGAGACCGATCCCAATCTCGGCGCGGCCATCTTCAACCGCACCTCGCCGAACAACTCCGCGAATTTTCAGGGCTGGCAGATGGATGAATTCATGTTCGTCGCGCCCCGCGAGATTCCCGGGCCCAAGCTTGAGGTCGCCAGCGCGCCCGCCGGCGTCCGCGTCGAGACGGTCGAAGACCGCTACGGCGCCGGCGCGGTGGATCGCGGCGACCTGGTGCGGCGCAAGCAGGACAGGTTTGTCGCCACGGCCTTCCGGTCCATGCCGCGTCCGGGCCAGCCTTCCGTGCGCAGCGCCTCGGCGCGCGACGGTCGCGGCAACGTCGTGGAGATCACCAATGCAGCGGGGCTGCAAACCGATGGCGGCGAAGCCGCAGGTGGCCGCAACGCTAGTTGCCCGGCAGCCGCGCTGCCGCCCCGGCCCGTCTCGAGACGTACGCCGCTCGACGCGCCGACACCAAAAGAATTTGCCAGCAAACGTGATCGTCTGGCCGCGAGTGCGGCGCGGGCGCGCGAGCTGGCGGAGTTAGTCACATAAACAAACCACACAACTGCAAAAGGACGCCAGCCTATGAATCAACATTCCGTTCCCACCACGTCGGATAACGACACCGCCCTGCGCCTCGACGTGCCGACCATCCAGGCGCGCACGGCCCATTACCCCGATGAAATCCGCGAGCCGGTTTTATGGCTCGCCAATTTCGTACGCGAGGAATGCGCGCGCGAACTCGACATCCTGGTGGACACCGCCAAAAAACTTGGCATCGCGTTCGACAAGACCACCTGGGGAAAAGTCCTGCGCGGCCGCTGGAACCGAGACGCCGCCGGCAACGCGACGGATTCGCCGATCGTGGCGCTCTCCAAACTCACCCGCGCCATTGAGCAGCTCCGCAAGGACGCCGCGCTGCGCGAGCAGGCCGGCAAGGTGCCCTTCGTCATGACGCCCACGGCGGAGATGATCTTCAACTTCGTGGACAAGAAGCGCGCCCCGGACCGCGTGAACAAGTTCGGCATGATCGTCGGCCACACCGGCACGCAGAAGACGGCCACGCTGAAGGAATACTGCCGCCGCAACAACCACGGCACCTGCGTGCGCGTGGAAGCGCCGGAGACGGCCAGCCACACGCAGTTCATCACCGACCTCGCCGAGAAATACGGTTGCAGCCGGCAGGCCACCTGGGACCGCAAGCGCAACACCATCCGCCAGTCGGTGAACGAACGCCGCACCGTCGTCGTGGAAAACGTCCAGCGCCTTTACGACGAGCGCCAGGGGAGCAACCAGAAGGTTTTCTCCTACCTCCAGAAATTGCAGGACGACACCGACTGCACCGTCATCCTCACGCTAACGCCCGTCTTCGTCCAGAAACTCAAGCGCAGCATCGCCGAGGGATATTTCGAGCAGTTCATCGGCCGCGCCGGCGGTGAGAAGGACATCCTCACGCTGGAGGAATTTCCCAGCGACGAGGATGTGCTGGCCATCGCCAAAAGTTTTGCCTTGGCCGATGCTGCCAAGCATCAGGTCGAACTCGCCAAGATCGTGCGCGAGGCCGGCCGCGTGCGCGTGCTGTTCGAAGCGTTGCAGGAGGCGAAGGTTCAGGCCGGCAAACGCGAACTCACCATCAGCCACATTCGCGCCGCACGCGGCGAGGACTGACCTATGAGCGCCACCAATTCCCCCGCCATGCTGACCGTCATCGGCAACATCTTCGACCGCCTCGCCCAGGGTGGCGCGCGCGAGACCGCGCGCGAGTTCAACCTCGACACCAAGCTCGTGTGGCTCACCAACAAGGTGGGCGACATCACCAACACCGAAATCCATGAATGCCGGTCCCACAAGGTTTATGCCGTGGCCTGCTGCGCGTTCGCCTGGCTGGAGTCGTTGCACCTCAACCGGACCGACCTCATCGCCAGGATCGCCGACGAGCGGCTGCGCCAGAAACAACTCTTCGCCGATCGCATCCACCATTTCCGCACCGACTCGCCGGTGGTGGATTGGAAGCGCAAGCTGCGCGTGCTCCTGGAGGAAGTCGGCGAAGTCGCGCAGGCCATTGACCGGCTGGAGTGGAATCCGCGCTCCAGCATCTTGAAAAAACACTTCGTCACCGAACTGATCCAGGTCGCGGCCGTCTGCGTGGCCTGGCTCGAAGCGCTTGAAGCACCTAGCGGTGCGGCCACCAAGGAGGGCAAATAACATGGAAGAATCAACCTGTGTCATTTGCGGCTGCACTGATTATCGCGCCTGTCCCGGCGGATGCTCGTGGGCGCTTAAATTCAACCACGGCGACGCCGGTGTTTGCAGTAACTGCGTCGAGCCGTTTATGGCGCTTCAGGCAAAGGCGCTGCCAGAGACCCGGAAACTTTTCCCGGTCGTTTTGTATCTCGGTTCCCGCAAGGAAGCCAATGCCTTGATTACGGAAGTCACCCAGGCAAATCCAAACCTAACCTGTCGCCGCTTAAAATCATGAGCGCACCACTACCAGTTCCCAAGGGCTTGTTTGTTGAGATCACCACCGGCAAGCGCGTTCACGCCTATTTTCAGAAGCATCACGACGACGCCGGCGAGACCGAGGCGGATGATTGCTACATCACGTGCTCGGAGAAACTGGACTGCGGCGAACACGGCGCCGGTGAATCCGGCCTCTACCCGATGGCAGATTTCAAAAAGGAATTTCGTTTTTTAGAACCGCCCAAGCCAATGGGCACGTTCGGAAAGAAACCATGAGCATCACCACCACCAAACATCTCCCGCTGCACAACGAATGCAGCGGCATCGCCAACCTGGACGCGCGCAGCCGCCGGCCGCGCCGCGTCATGGATGTCACCAGGCCGTTCTGCACCGGCATGATCGTCGGCGCGATGATCGTCTGGCTGCTCGTCCTCATTTTCACAAAGTAAACCTCAACCCCTAACCACAAAAACACCATGACCAGCACCGGAAAGAAAATGCGCCGCGAACGCGGCCAGAACCGCCACGAGATTCATCACGCCAATCACGCCCACAAATCTGCGCTCAAAATCCGCAAGATGGGCTGGACCCGGCACAAGCTCGTTTAAGCAGGCACAGCCTGCATCCACCCAACATCAACTCATCAATCAAAACGAATATGTCAAAAGACCGCATCAAAATTGAGACTCCACTGATCGCCAGCCGTATCGAAGCCGAGGCCGCGATGAACGATCTGGCGCTCACCGCCAACAATCGCCGCAAGTTCATCACCAAACTCGATGCCGAGAAACTGGCCGTCGAAAAAAAATACGCCGACGGCATCGCCGCCTGCGACGCTGATATCAAGATTCAGTCCGAGGCGCTGCGCGCGTGGGCCGAGGCCAACCCGGCCGAGTTCGGCAAGCGCAAGTCCCTGGACTTCGCCGCCGGCACGCTCGGCTTCCGCACCGGCACGCCCAAGCTCAAGTTGCTCCCGCGCTGGACGTGGATTCGCGTGCTGGCGGAAATTCAGGATCGTGCGTTCAACTTCATCCGCACCACGCCCGAAGTGGACAAGGAAGCCATCATCACGTTCTACACCTCCAGCCAGGACAAGGCGGCCGTCGAGGCCAAGGTGCTCGCGCCCATCGGCGTCAAGGTCGTGCAGGACGAATCATTTTTCGTCGAACCCAAACTCACTGACACGGAGGTGCAATCATGAATATTCTCACCATTCAGGCCGACGCCTTGGACATGATTCGGAAAATCTGCCGGTCAAATAAACATAAAGACCCGGTCTCCGATATTCTCTGCGAAGTCAATCGCGTGGATCGGTTGATAAAAGAGCTTCCCCAACCAACTTCATTAAACGGCGTGCAGCTCATCGCCGCCGAACGCACGCGCCAGGTCGCCGACGAAGGCTGGTCGCCGGAGCATGACGACAAGCACAGTAAATATGAACTTATTTTAGCTGCCGGCAGCTATATCGACGTCGTTGCTCTGCCAGACGAGTGGGCTGCTGAACACGGAACACAACCCGCACCGAGTAGTGATTGGCCTTGGTCAAAGGAATGGTGGAAGCCGTCCGACGATCCGATCCGCAACCTGGTCAAGGCCGGCGCGCTCATCGCCGCCGAGATTGATCGCCTGCAACGCGCGCAGGCCAAGGAGGTGCAGCCGTGAGCGCCATTATCCTTACCACTGCCGAGAAAAAGAAATTCACCGTTCTGCTTCAAGGCGCGGTTAATAATTTCCAGTTGGAAAAGCGCCATGAAGGAAAAACTCGCGGCGAATACATCAAGGCCGGCGCGCGGGAAATGGCGCGGCTGGTCAAGTTGGAAATTGATTGCCACTGAAATGAGAGTCCGCATGTTCAAACCCCAGTTCGCGCCGCTCGTGTTGAACGGCACGAAGCGCCAGACGATCCGGCCCATGCCCAAGCGGCTGCCGGCGGTCGGCAGCAGCGAGAGCTGGCGGGAATGGACTGGCCGGCCCTACCGCAGCCCGCAAGGCGAGCTGGTGAAGGTGCGCATCACGGCGGTGGAACACATTCAGATTCGCCGCTTCATGATGGTGATCAATGGCGTCATTCAGACGCCGAAGCAACAGGTGGAAATCGCCAAGGCGGATGGTTTTGAATTGCCGATTAAAATGCTCATCTGGTTCGAGCTAACCCACGGCCTGCCGTTCACCGGCATCCTGATCAAGGCGGAGGATTTATGATCAACCGCGCCAAAAAATTGAAACGCGAACGCGCCCACTGGGGCACGGTTCCCGTCGGCCGGCGCTCGCCGTCGCTGCGCTGCTATCATCGGCGTAAGAAATTATTTCTGGCACAAGGTCTCACCGTCAAAGGCCAGCCGCGCAAACGGCCCTTCAAAAAGTATTTAACCAGGGCCGCAAAGCGCGCAGCGCAGCGCAAATGGTCGTATGCCGGATATCAGACCCGCCGGGCCCGCAATCTCGCCGCCGGTCTTACGGAACGCGGCACGGTGCGCGTCAACCGCCGGTTCCCCGAACTCCAAGGTCTGGCCTCCAGGAACAAATCCGAATACAGCCGCCAGACTTATCATGTGCTCAAGCACCGCCGCGCCCGGACGGCGCTGACCGTCCTCATCACCGGCAAGGCCGGCCTCATCACCAAACTCAAACCAGCGTGACACTGGACGCCACCATGTTTCCCAAAACCGCCACTTGCAAAAAATTCCCGAAGATGTCCGGCATGGGTGCTTGCTGGTGTGGCCGGCGCGGAATGCCGCGCGAATGGATCGCGGCGATGTATGCCGATTATCAGGCCGGCCTGTCGCTGTCGGAAGTCGCTGTCAAATACGGCCGCACCCGGCAGAGCCTCTTTGACATTTTCAAGCGGCGCGGCTTGAAGCTGCGCTCCCGGAGTTTCCAGCCGGTGGTGGAATACAAGGGCCGCAAATATACCAGCCAGAAGGTTTGCGGTCGGCACAGATATCTGCGCGACACGATCCACCGTGAGCCGCCGTATTATTTGCACCACGTCGTCTGGATCGAGCACAACGGCCCGATTCCGCCCGGCCACAAAGTGGTGTTCAAGGACGGCAACCACCTGAACTGGGACGTCAGCAACCTGGAATTGCTCACCAATTCCGATCAGGTCAAGCGCCACGCCACCGGTGCAAACCATTTTACCAAGGTCGCGCCGGCACGCCTGGCGGCGCTGTTGCAGGGCAACGGCAGCGGCCTGCCCCAACTGCGGAGGACGCGATGAACTGGCGTGAACGCAGAACTCTCCGGCGCATCCAACGCCGCGCCGCCGGCATCCGCACACCGATGGAATTTCCAGTGCCACAGCCGACAACATTGCTGCGCGGAAACGTGGTGGAGATTACTTTTGATTCCTATCACGCCGCAGGTGAAGGAACCGGCGATCCGGCCATATTGAAACTGTTTGCCACGTTTGGAAAATACCGCGTAAAGCCAAAGCGCAATTCACGCGGCGTGGTCTGGAACAACCGGGCATTCTGGTGGAGCGCCAAGGGTTATTATCGCGGCGGCAAAGACCGCGAGCACCGACAGCTGTTGCAGCATTCGATTTGGGAGCATCATCACCAACGCAGCGTGTCGAAGGGGCATGAGATATTTTTCCGCGACCGCGACCACCACAATTTTCAAATTGAAAATCTGGAGTTGCTGTCGAAAGCCGATTTACACCAGCGCTGCTTTGAGCTGGGGGAAGTGCCCCAGATTTCCGACGAGGAGCGCACCAAAATCGCCGGACGCCGCTGGGCCCGCCAGTCGCGGAACATGGTTTCCAGCCTGTTAAAAACCAATGTCAGCGAATCTTCGCTGGCAACCAACCTACGGAGGACCAAATGAACCAATCCATGACCATCGCCGGCATCGACCCGGCCATCATCAAAAAATTCACCGCCAAGCCCGGAGCCACCGACGCCGACAAAAGCGCGGGCGCGGCGGCCACGGCCAAGGCCGGCATCTTGAGCCAGTGGATTAACGTGACGCCGGACATGGCCCGGCGCTGGCTCAAGGCCAACTTCCGCAACCGGCCGGTGAAGGACGACGTCGTCGCGGCCTATGCGCGCGACATGGTCAACGGCGTCTGGCAGCCGACGCACCAGGGAATCGCCTTCAACGACCACGACGAGCTGATCGACGGCCAGCACCGGCTGCTCGGCGTCGTCAAGGCGGACAAGACCGTGCGCATGATGGTGACGTTCAACCTGCCGGCGAAGATCGAAGGCAGCCAGATGACGACGATGGACTGTGTGGATCGCGGCGCGACGCGCAGCGTGGCCGACCAGCTCAAGATTCAGCACGGCCTGAAGAACGGCAGCCAGATCGCGCAGGTCTGCTCGACGCTGGCGCATCTGTGCGTGGGTGAGCGGATGCGCCGGTTAAGTGTGGGCCAGACTTTAGATATCTACCGCGAGTTCAAGGCCGGTGTGGATTTCGTCATCGCCAACCGGAGCAAGGCGACGGGATTGAAGAGCGCCGGCGTGCTGGGCGCGTTTGCGTTTGCCTATTCACTTAACGGGAAACCGGTTGGTGAGATGTTCAACCATCTTAATTCCGGCGATGTGTTGAATGAAACCTCCAGCCTTAAAAAACTCCGTGAATTTCTGACCGGCGAAAATGCCTCATTGATTCTCACCTCGATGAACCGTGGCATCGCGGAGCTGACCGTGTGGGCGATCTGGCAGGACATGAATCATGTCGCCTGCGTGGAACTCGCCAAGGAACCGGCCGACTGGTTCAAGGCCGTCGAACATTTCCGCAACCTGCAACGCGAGCGCGTGGAGAAGGTGGCGAAGATTTTCAAATTGCCGGTGGCGGCAAAGGTTGAGCCGGTGGCGGAAGAAAAATCCGCTGCACCTGGAACGCCGGCTCAACCTCAACCGGCGGCTGATATCCCGGTTAATAAATTTCCGCCGATGGGGAAGGCCCGACCGACGCTGGAACAAATTTTCAGCAAGGTGGAAAGCCACTTCAAGATTTCGCGCTTCATCATCACCGGCCGTGGCAGCGATCCCGATATTGACGCGGCGCGGATCGTGTTCGTGCATTTTGCGCTTGAATCCGGACACAAGGAAGAGGCCGTCGCCGCCGTGCTGAAAAAGTCGGTGGACGTGGTCCGCAACCTTTTCAAGCCATTGTCGGCGATGACCCTCAAACAGCGTCGCGGCGTGGAAGCCATCAAATCAAAACTGTGATCACCGACCAACAGCGCGTGGAGTTCCTGAACAAGCTTGTCGCCGCCGTGCGCGGTAAGAACGGTCTCGTATTGCCGGAATGGGAAAACAACTTCGTCGCCAGCTTCATTAGATTTGCATCAGCCAGATTTTTCACCGATGGCCGGCGCGTGGCCACGGATCGAATTTGGATGCGTTACGGTCCGGAGATCAACTGGCCGCATCCGCTCGACTACGTGACCGAGCGCCCGGCAATCGCCGACGCCGATCCGACCGGCTGCGAATACCTGGTGCGCGACGAGGGCGGCCCGCAGCGTCGCTGCAATGAGCCGGCAACGTGCTGTGAACCCGGCCGGCTGCGCTACTGCGCCATGCACGGCGACGCCGTCGTCAAGGCCATGAAGTTCGCCGGCAAAACCATTCGCTTGGTCAACCTATGAGCAAAACTCCAACAACTGGAAATCCGGTCACAGATGCGTTTCTGAAAAGCTACGACTTCAGAATTTCTGACGCCGATACGAAAACGTCGCCGGCCAGCAAGGAGAATCTCCGCAAGATGCGCCCGGCCGTTTTACTGCTGGCAACCAACGAGCCGGACAAATGCGAAGCATTTATCCGTGATTGGATGAAACTCAATCCATGAACGACAACCAGAATAGCAAATATTGGCGCTGCTGGGGCAAGGTGGTCCGGGCAAATCAATGGCGCTGGATCAAGGGCCGGCTGGTCGCCGAGGCCGTCCAGGATGCCGGCCCTCATCACCAGGCGGTCTGGCGGCTGGCCCAGACAATCGCCGATCAGGGTTGCCGGGCGATCGAAGCCGAGGATTTGCGCCACGCCTGCCACATCCACGCCCTAGGCCGGGACATGAGCCACACCGGTTTTAATAATGACCAGTTCAACCGGCTGCTTTTGTTGTGGGGCGATGAACGCAAGATTCGCGGCTTGCTGGTCTACCCCGACGACATCCGGGCCCAGACTTTTTGGGACAACCCGGACATGCAGAAAAAAGAAGGTTTGATCCGGTCCATCCTCGCGGCTGCCGGCGATGATTACGTGTCGAAAATCTCGGCCGATATCTGGGGCACGATTTATTGGCAGGACTTGGACGCCGCCGCGCTCCTCGGTCTCTTGCGTAAGGTCAAAGCCAACGCGCCGGCGATGGCCGGACAACCCTTTTAAAATGTTTTCTCCCCAACAACTCGACTTCCCCAGCCTGGCGTTTGCCAAGGATCGCACGGTCTTGACCGTGGGCGAGGTCGCGGCCAGGTGGGAGGTTTCCGATCGGCACGTCATTGATCTGATCGAGGAGGGCAAGCTCGTGGCTTTCGATATTGCCGGCCGTCACGATTATGTCCGGGTGCCGATGGCCGCCATTGACGAGCTGGCCCGCCGCTTGAAAGTGACCCGCGAGAACGTCCTCGGCATGATCGCTGCAAAACGGCCGCAGCTCACCGGCAGCGGTCGTGCATTCTACCGGGTTCCGGTCAAGGAAGGCTTCGAAGCGTTCATGCGGGAAAACCACTCGTTGGCGCTCGCTCCAAAATAACCCTTTTCACCTGTTGTCCAAGGTGGGGTTGGTCTTCCAAGTGCAACCGGTGAAATGAAACTCCTAAAGTCATCGTCTTTATTCACTATTCCCGCTGTTTCCCGTTGATTTCACCTGTTATCTGTCCTTTGCCCGCTGGCCTCGGCGTCAGGCGTTCCCA